TAAACGAAATTAAATGGCAAGAAGATACATACAGTAAATGTATGCTTGGTAAATTACCTCTTTCATTAAATATCGTTCAGAAATTAGTTGAACCAATTAAAGCAACTACATTACATATAACTGATATTAAAAATTTACCAAAAGTTGCAGCATTAGAAGGAACTAGAAAATCAATTTCTACATTTAACAAAACTTCCAAATACGGTAAAATTGCACAAGGTAAAGGATTGTGGACAGATGGTGGTGTATTAGTATCATTATCTGGAACAATTTTGGCACAAAGTATAATGGACTTGTGGACAGAACCTGATAAGCAAGGTAGAAGATGGGTAAATCCTGGAACTGTGATAGCAAATTTAGGAAGAGAGCAAGATGTAGTATTTAACTTTGCACCTGAATTAAAACCATACAAAACAAAATGGTTAAACAGTATGTATTCAGAACCGGCTACAAATCAAGAAAAAGCTGAGTTTATAAAAAAATACTACGATGCAGCTGAAAGATATATGTTGAGTAAGAAAAAAGATTTTCAAGAAAAATATCTAAATTCAAATGCACTATATTATGAGGCAGATTGGAATGAAGTAGTTCTTACAAATATTAAAATTGAAAAGATTTTAGTTATCCCATCTGTTATGCAAACAAAAGCAAAAGTTGGAGCTTGGGAATGGGATACCAAAAATGAAGCAGATAAACAAAAAGAAATAGATAAAATAAAGAGAAAATACAAAAATGTAGAAGTTGCAAAAGATGAAACTGATATTCAAAACTTTATTAACAACAACGGTGGACAAGTTATAAATGAATCAGTAAATAAATCCGTAATATCAGAAGGTGGTGCGTATGGACACATGTCTCACCCGTTTGATGATATGAATTTAACATTTGGTGATTTAAAAAATATTATTACAGGAGCATTAACTGGTAAATTAGAATTGACAAGAGAAAAAACCGATGGTCAAGCATTAGCAATCAGTTGGAAAAATGGTAGATTGATTGCAGCAAGAAACAAAGGACATTTGGCAAATGCAGGAGCAAATGCTATGGGTATAGAAGATGTTGCATCAAAGTTTGCTGGTAGAGGTGGTTTAACCGATGCTTACAATTTTGCAATGAAAGATTTATCAGCAGCAATTAGTTCTTTATCGGAAGCACAAAGAAAAAAAATATTTAACGAAGGTCAATGTTTTATGAATTTGGAAGTAATATGGCCAACTTCGGTAAATGTTATTCCTTACGGACAACCTTTGTTGGTATTCCATAATACAACTTGTTATGATGAAACTGGCAAAGCAGTTGGTGCTGACCAAAGTGCAGCAAGAACATTAGCAGGTATGATTAAACAAGTAAATGGAGATGTTCAATCTAAATATACAATTCAAGGACCTCCTGTAACGCAATTACCTAATAATCAACAGTTGGATTCTAAACAAACCAAATATTTAACTCAATTACAAAAATTACAATTCCAATTTCAATTGAGTAATAAAGATGGTGTAGCAGATTATCATCGTGCATGGTGGGCAGATTTTATAGACAAAAGTGGAGTTAAATTGCAAAAACTGGAAAGAGATGCATTAATTAACAGATGGGCGTTTGGTGATAAATCGTTTAGATTAAATACAATTGCTGATAAAGATGCACAAAAGTGGGCAATGGAACATGATAAAGTAAATGTTGCAAACCAACAAAAAGAAAATATTAGACCTTTTGAGGAGATATTTTTAGGAGTTGGTGCGGATGTTTTATCATTTATGGATTCAGTATTAACTGCGAATCCAAATGCAGCAGTTGCTAATATGAAACAACGATTAAAAGATACTGCTGATAAAGTTAGAGGTAGTGGTGATGTAAATAAAATAGAAAAATTAAAGAAAGAATTAGCAAGATTGCAATCAATTGGTGGATTGGATAAAATAGTTCCAAATGAAGGTATTGTGTTTATCTATAAAGGAAATACTTACAAACTTACAGGAACATTTGCACCATTAAATCAGATTTTAGGTATTTTTTACGAATAGTTTGATATATATAATAAATCAATTAGTTACAATAATATAGAATTATGGCAAAGAGAAAATCCTTTGAAGAAAAAAACAAACACATTCACAAATCTCGTCAATTAGTTATAGATACCGTTTTTGGTAGAGCTGATGATAATCAGAAAACATTTGGTTACGAAAAAGAGGGTGATAAGAAGAGAGAAGTTGGTGAAAGATGGATTGATAAAGATGGAGTTGAGTGGGAACAAAAAGATGGGTTTAGAGCAAACCTAACTAAAATGGATGAAGTAAGAGAATTCTTACAAAAAATCAGTAAATGTTCATCACCAAACTGTAAAACTATAAAATATAGTACTGCTGATAAAAAGGCAATTGTTAAAACTACTCTTTGTATAGATTGTTTGGCAAAACAAGAAACACAATTAAGATTAGATGGTACTTGGAATTTCTATGAAGATTATAAAATAACTTTAAATAAGTTAGATTATGTTAGAGATTTAAAAGCACAATACGAAGAAGCATTACAAGGTATTACCCAACAAGTTGAAATGGTAAATGAAAATGGTACTATTTCAAATTGGCAATGGGATATTGATATTGAAAAAGTAAAAGAAGATATTAAATCCGATATAAACGGTGCTTACGATGCAATTGAATTGTTGATAAAACGTAAATTAGCATTAGAAGAAAAATTGGTGGAATTAAACCACCCAGAACTTATAAAACAATAGATTATGACAAAGTTATTCTCATTTACAAACATTTTAATAGTTGGTTTAGTTGCATTTATTGTATTTAAACAATGTAGTAGTGAGGATAAAGCATTAAAAACTATTGATGTTGATGGTAAAAAATACGAATTGTTAAAACATAAAATAGATACATTTATAGTTGAACATACACAAATCAAATATAAAAAAGGACAAGATATTTATCACGAAACAATTGTAGAAAAGAATGTGGAAGTACCTGTATATGTAAAAGCAGATACTGAAAGAATACTAAAAGATTATCATGCAAAAGTTTTGTATAAGGATAAATTAGTATTAAATGATGGGTTAGGTATTGTAGAAATAACCGATACTATCAGTAGAAATAAAATAATTGGTAGAAAATGGAATGCTCAAATAAATGAGAGAACCATTACGGATACTAAAATTGTAAAAGAACTTCCAAAAAATCAAGTTTATATTGGGGCACAAGGTGTGATGGGTAATTCTATTGTAATGATTGGACCACAAATAACTTTGAAAACAAAAAAGGATAATCTATATGGAGTAAATCTGTTTGTAGATGCAAACGGAAACAAATACTACGGAGCATCAATTGGTTGGAAGATTAGATTGAAAAAATAATATGGCAGTTCAAGGGCAACCTAAAAAATCTCTCAAAGAGATAATTGCAGAAGAATATCGTAAATGTGCGGCAGACCCCATTTACTTTATGAAAAAATATTGTGTTATTCAACACCCAACAAGAGGTAAAATACCTTTCCACTTATATCCATTTCAGGAAAACTGTTTAACAGATTTTAAAGAAGACCGTTTTAACATCATTCTTAAATCTCGTCAATTGGGTTTATCAACTCTATCTGCGGGATTTATTTTATGGAAAATGTTATTTAATGAAGACTTTAATGCGTTAGTTATTGCAACCAAAGTAACGGTTGCAAAGAACTTAGTAGAGAAAGTAAGGGTTATGCATGATTTACTACCTGTATGGTTGAGAGATGGCGGTAATTCATCGGTTGAAGATAATAAATTATCACTTAAATTAAAGAACGGTTCTCAGGTAAAAGCAATTGCATCTTCACCTGATGCAGGTCGTTCGGAAGCCCTATCCCTATTAGTTGTGGATGAGGCAGCATTTATTAGAGATATTGATGAGATTTGGTTATCGGCACAATCAACCCTATCAACCGGTGGTAGTGCAATTGTATTATCTACACCAAATGGTATTGGTAACTGGTTTCACAAAATGTGGGTTGAGGGAGAAAGTGGTTCAAACGGATTTAACTGTATTAACCTCCATTGGACGGTACATCCGGAAAGAAATCAAGCTTGGAGAGATGAACAGACGAGAATTTTGGGAGCAAAGGGTGCAGCACAGGAATGTGATTGTGACTTTGTTGGTTCAGGAGATACTGTATTAGACCCAGATTTATTAACTTGGTATAAGAACACTTATGTTATGGAGCCAGTTGAGAAAGCAGGGTTTGATAGAAATCTATGGAAATGGGAATATCCAAACTATAACAAACAATATATGGTTGTAGCTGACGTTGCCCGTGGAGATGGAGCCGATTATTCTACTGCACAAGTTTTAGATATAGAAGATTGTTCACAAGTTGCTGAATATAGAGGAATGATTGATACCAAAGATTTTGGAAACTTCCTCACCGCATTGGCAACGGAATATAACAATGCATTATTAGTAGTAGAAAACTCAAACGTAGGTTGGGCGTGTATTCAGCAAATTATAGATAGAGGATACGGAAATCTATTCTATATGAGTAATGATTTAAAATATATTGATGTTGAAAGACAAATGAGCAGTAAGTTTTATAGAGATGAAAAACAAATGGTTGCAGGATTCTCTACAACAACTAAAACCCGTCCTCTTATCATTTCGGCATTAGACACTTATATGAGTGAAAAAGAAATTCTTATTCGTAGTGGTAGATTAATAGATGAAATGTTTACATTTATTTGGCAAAGTGGTAGAGCAGAAGCAATGAAAGGATACAATGACGACTTAATTATGGCATTGGCAATTGGGTTATGGGTTCGTAATACTGCACTTCGTTTAAAGCAAGAAGGAATAGATTTAACAAAGAATATGTTGAACTCTGCACACGTTTCTAAATACGATGGTATGATTTCAACTGGATATTCTGGAAGAAATCCATATGAAATGGAAATAGGTAATAAAGAAATAGAGAGTCTAACTTGGTTACTTCGGTAATTTTTATATATTTATATGTTGGATACAAAATATTTTTAAAATGAATTTAACTAAAATCATAAAAGAATTAGAAAACCCTTGTTGGAAAGGATACGAGATGGTTGGAATGAAGAGCAAAGATGGTAGAGAAGTACCAAACTGTGTTCCTGTAAAAGAAGACCAAGGACCTTGTTGGAAAGGTTATCAACAAGTTGGTATGAAAGATAAAGATGGAAAACAAGTTCCTAACTGTGTTCCTGTAAAAGAAAACGACCAACCTGGTGGATATTGGGGAGATAAGGCAACCGATGAGGATATTAATAGTGATGATGATGTAAATAACGGATTGGTTGAACCAGAAGAGTATGATGTTGAAGATGAGGATATGGCAGACTTCATTGCTTTTATGAGAGGTTATGATAAAAATCTAAATGAAGGTTGTCAATGTTTAAGAGAAGCAGAATATCAAGGTAGACAAGTTCAATTGGGTAAACCAATGCAAGGTGATGTTAAAAAATTCAAAGTATATGTTAGAAATCCAGCAGGAAATGTTGTTAAAGTAAACTTTGGACAAAAGGGAATGTCTATTAAAAAGAATAACCCAGATAGAAGAAGAAGTTTCAGAGCACGAATGAATTGTGACCAACCAGGACCGAGACATAAAGCAAGATATTGGTCTTGTAGAAAGTGGTAATTTATTTGGAAATTACAAAAAAATTTATTATCTTTATAGATACTTTACAAATTAAAAATGGCAGATAAATCAGTATTAGGTAGGTTACAGAAATTATTTTCAACAAATACCATTGTTCGTAAAACGGAGAAAGGGTTAAAGGTCATTGACACCGATGAGTGGCAAAATATGACCACAAACCTTGTTGACCGATTTATGAAATTAAAGGTAACTAATTATGGAACGGGGCAAGTAGAATCTTCTATGGCGTATCAACAAGTTAGAATTGACTTGTTTAGAGATTATGATTCAATGGACCAGGACCCGATTTTAGCATCCGCATTGGATATATACGCAGATGAATGTACTGCAAAGAATGAGCATGGTAATGTGCTAAAGATACATCACGAAGATGATAATATCAAACAAATATTGGAAAATCTTTTCTATGATATTTTAAATGTTGAATTTAATCTTTGGCCTTGGACTAGAAATTTAGTTAAATACGGAGATTTCTTTTTACAATTAGAAATTGCAGAAGAAGAAGGTATTGGTATTATTAATGTAATGCCTCTATCACCATATGAAGTGAGTAGAGTTGAAGGATTTGACCAATCAAACCCACAGAGAGTAAAATTCGTATATGCACCGTATCAAAATCCATTGGGTGCGTATGGACAAACTCCTAAGAAAGAGTTTGAAAACTATGAAATGGCACATTTACGTTTGAATTCAGATTCAAACTTCTTACCGTATGGTAAATCTATAATTGAGGGTGGTAGAAGAGTGTGGAAACAATTAATGTTGATGGAAGATGCAATGTTAATCCACCGAGTAATGAGAGCACCTGAAAAAAGAATCTTTAAAATTGATGTAGGTAATATTCCACCTAATGAGGTAGATAATTATATGCAAAAAATTATTAATAATTCTAAAAAAGTTCCTTTTGTTGATGAGAGAACAGGTGAATATAATTTAAAATACAATATTCAAAACCTTATTGAAGATTACTATATGCCAGTTCGTGGTAATGATAATGGTACATCTATTGATACATTAAAGGGATTAGAATACAATATGATTGATGATATTAACTACTTAAAAAGTAAGTTAATGGCGGCATTGAAAATTCCAAAAGCATATTTAGGATACGAAGAAGATACTAATGGTAAAGCAACATTGGCAGCAATGGATATTCGTTTTGCTAAAACAATAGAAAGAGTTCAAAGAGTATTAATTTCAGAATTAACCAAAATTGCAATTGTTCATTTATATGCTCAAGGTATAAATGATGATAGATTGACAAATTTTACGTTAGAACTTACAACTCCATCTAAAATTTATGAGCAAGAGCAAGTTGAACTATATACTTCTAAAGTAGCATTAATTCAACAAATGCAACAAACTAAAATGTTCTCTAAAGAATGGATGTATGAATCTGTAATGAAGATGGCAAAAGATGAACAAGATGAATTAACATTGGGTGTATTAGAAGATACAAAACAAATGTTCAGATTAACATCTATTGAAACACAAGGAACAGACCCCGCAAAACCAACCGGTGTAGAGGGAGAACCTACTAATGTAGAAGAAGAATTAGACAGATTAAAAACAGAATTATCTGCAAATAATGTTGGAAGACCAAAAGACCCTGTTAGATATGGACATGATGACCATCCGGAGGGTAGAGACCCATTGGGAATAAAAACTCTTAAACAAAAAGAAGATTCTATAAAATACAAACCGAGAAAAAGTTCATATTTTGAAATATTTAAAGATATGGATGGTAATAAAAAAACTATTTTAACAGAAGATTTAACAAAAGAGTAATAAACCAATATAATACTATATTTATATCTGACAAATTGCAAAAATTGATGAAAAAAATTAAACATTCAAAATTTAAAAATACTGGATTTATATTTGAATTATTAGTAAGACAGATTACATCTGAAATTATGTCTTCTAACAATTCTATTGCAGAAAAAATTTTAAAAGAAAATTTTAATTCAAAAAAAGAACTTTCTAAAGAATTAAAGTTGTATCAATACCTCGTTAATGAGAAATATAATTCAGAATCAAAAGCAGAACAATTTATCAATACGATTTGTGAAGCTAGAAAAAGATTAGATGAGAAAAAACTTACAAAAGAAAAGTATAATCTAATTAAACAATTAAAGGAAACTTATAATATTGATGAATTTATAAAATCACCAGTATCTAATTATAAGACACTTGCTTCAATTTACAAAATATTTGAAGTATCAAGCACCGAAGAACAATATGACCCAACAGATGTTGTTAGTTCTCGTTTTACTATTGCAGAGAATATCATTAATACATCTATTCAGAATAAAGACTCAAAATTAAAAGATGCGGTATTAGAAGAATACAGAAAGCAAGATGAGGATTTAAGAGCAATTTCATATAAATTATTAGTAGAAAACTTTAATAAAAAATATAAAAATTTAACATCAGACCAAAAGGGTTTATTGAGAGAATATATTAACAATATCAATAATACAGGTAAGTTAAATGCATATGTTTCTGAAGAAGTTTCTAAATTAGTTGGTGGATTAAAAGAAGTTGGTTCTAAAATTACAGATAAAGTAACTAAAATTAAATTAGCAGAAACTATATCTAATATTAGAAAAATTAAATCGGCAAAAAGAATCAAAGAAGAACATCTTTCTGCAATGATGATGACTTACGAATTGTTAGGTGAATTAAAGAATAGTTTAAAGAAATAAAAATGACAAATTATAGAATTTTTAAAATTAGTAATTTTACATCAGGTAGTTCTGTTACTAAAATAGGTAGACATGATACAACCAATCAATATGATAAAGCTTGGGGTATAATGGTACCAGTTGGTATTGCTACAACAGGTAGTGTATCGGTAGAAGGTGGTGGTTCAATCTCATTACAAACTTTGATACCTGGGCAAGTTTATCCTTGTCATCCTGTAGGAATTCAATTATCAGCAGGAACTGCTTCTGTATTATCATAAACTAAAATAACTATGCCAGCACAATCAAAAGCACAACAGAGATTTATGGGTATGGTTCATGCTGCTCAAAAAGGAGATTTGGATAATCCATCTCCGGAAGTATCAAAAGCAGCAGATTCAATGTCTGATAAGGATGCCAAAGATTTTGCATCAACATCTCATGATGGTTTGCCAGACCACGTTAAAGAATTTATTATCAGAGAGGTTAGGGGTATTAAAACTATACATAAAGAGTATGGTGATGTTGTAGACCAAATACAAAAACATTTGGATTTATATAAACAAACCAAAGGAACTCCTGCTGAAAAGCAACACATTCAACAACTTAAACAACTTAACGATAAGAAAAAAGCATTAGCAGCTGAATTAGACCAAAAAATTAGTGGTATTTACAAAGATGCTGAATTAAAAGTTGATGAAATGAATGTTACTGGTAATGTTGATGGATACGGTACTCCATTTGCATTTGGTAATAAAGAAGATGAAAAATCTAAAGGAAAAAGACAAGCGGATTTAACTGGATATTCAGTTGTTAAAGAAAACCGTTGGGTAGCATTAAAAAAAGAAGATTCAACACCAACTCAAAAGATAGGTAGAGGTATTTCAAACATACATAAACAACTTAAAGAAATGGAACAATTTTTAAGTTGGTATGGTAAACTTAAAAATGAAAACGGAGTTTCTAATAAAAATTTCTGGAAAAGAACAAATTCTCATATTTATAATATAAAAGAGAGGTTGTTAAAATTAGACCAACAAATTCGTAAAATATCTGAATAATGAAATTAAATCAATTAAGAGAATTCGTTAAGCAAGTTGTAAGAGAGGAGCAAGATTATCAACAACTTTTTAAACATATGTTAGATAAAGTTGGTAAATCAATTACTGATATGTCTGACGATGAAAAAAAGAAATTCTTTAATGCAGTTGATACTGCTTACAAAGCAAAATCAGAAGGTAGATTAAGAGGATATAACGAAGCAGAACTAACGGCAGGACAAAAGAAAATAGATGTTGATGGTGATGGTGAGATTGAGGGTTCAGATTTAGCAGCTTTAAGAAAGAATAAATAATGAATAAGGGATTACTGATAGAGACACATTTGTTCGAAGCAAAGATACAAGAAGAACCAAATGGTACTTTACTTGTTAAAGGTATTTTGCAAAGAGCAGGGGCTGAAAACCAAAATGGTAGAAGATACCCAAGAGAAATTCTTGAAAGAGAATGTAAAAAATATCAACAACTTATTAATGAAAGAAGAGCATTGGGTGAGTTAGACCATCCAGATTCTCCAGTTATTAACTTAAAAAATGTATCACATAACATTAGAGAAATATATTGGGAAGGAGATGATGTATGTGGTACGGTTGAAATTCTTTCCACACCATCAGGAAACATTCTAAAAGAATTATTAAAGAACAACATCCGTTTAGGTATTTCATCAAGAGGATTGGGTTCTGTAAAAGAATTGAGAGATGGAACTGTAATGGTTCAGGAAGATTTTGAATTAGTTGGTTGGGATTTTGTTTCAAACCCATCTACACATGGAGCATTTATGGCACCTGTAAACGAATCTAAACAATGGAAAAAAATTGCAGATGAATGTGGTAAATGGTGCAAAGCACAAGATTTAATGAGAGAGATATTAATAGAATTAAACTAATACAAATATGAAGCTAGTAAATTTAGTACCTGGTAAACAAATTAATGTTAAAGAATCATTGGAAGATTTGGATACAACATTACCAATGAGTGTCGAGAGATATTTAGATAGAATGGTAACTCAAATCAAAGGAATGAATTTAAATCGTAAAAAAGAAATGCTTGTATTAGCAAAAGTAATAGATTCATTAGGACTTGATAAACAAGAATTAATGAGATATATTCAAAATATTAAAAAGAACGATATTTTAAATAAATAATATGATACGTTTAACGGATTTACTTAAAGAATCAGAAGAGTTACAACAACTCCCAACTGAATTAAAGAAACACTTCTTAGAAATCATTTCTACTTATGGACAACATAGAGAGGGAATGGCTAGAAAATCTGATATTAGACAAGTTGCTGAAACTTTGGGTGGTATTGCAGATGCGGCACAAGAATACAC